TCATTAACCCCATATCTTTTCATTTCTAATAAAAATCTACCAGTTTTTCGTTTTCTTCCAGTATCTTTAGGGGGAACAGTTTGTTTCTTAGGTTTTATTTCAATTAAGGAAATTTCTATAAGACCGTCATGTTTTTTAGTTTTTACCCAAAAGTCTGGATAGTATTTGTGTATCCTTCTATCAAGTGGGGATCTATATGGAATTACTACTTCTTCACTAGCCCATTTAATAATACTTGGATTCTCATCACAATACACCATAAAGCGCCTTTCCCACAAACTTCTATAAATTATCTTAGTAGGATCGCCTTTATATTTGCTTCGATTTTTAGGTTTATACTTTCCTTTATAAGCCATATCAATTCGTTATAAATAATTTAATATATTAGGCTATTTATACAAGAATAATAGGAAAATTTTACATGGACGCAGAGACGAATAAAAATTTAGTATATCCAGCAGATCTTATGAAGGGAACCGAAGCTCATTGGGTAGATTTTACAGCATATCCTTCTCAATTTGGAGGAACATATTCTCCAACAGCAGATTTTTCAATAGCCCTTCCTATGAGTGCCCAAGCAATGATTACTACCGCCGAAGCTATATACGCTGAGCAAGAAGGATTAGGAACAGTATTAACTGAAACAGCTGCTAAGGCTTCAGCCGGCTTAAAGCCTTATTTTACATCGGGTGAAGGTACAGAAAAAAATGTTGCAACTGCTTTAGCTGGAATTACAAAAGGAATGAATCAAAGTACTGGTGAAAGTATAGCAGAGCATGGCGTCGCACAGATGATAAAGAAAAATGATTTTTTAAAAAGAGCTGTCGGTGGTTTAAATGTTGCTATTAATCCTAAAATGTCTTTATTATATCAAGGACCTGGAAAATTTAGAAAATTTACTTTTGAATTTCCCATGATAGCAAAATCAGCCGAGGAATCAGAGACGATCGATCTTATTATAAAGAGATTTAGGATGGCAACATTACCGGGTTATACAGATTCTCATGTAACTAACTCTCAGACCTCTACGGGAACCGAATCAAAAAGGGGAGCAGGATCAAACTTTTTTTCATTTCCAAGTAAATTTAAAATTAATTTTGGTCATGGTGGAGGATCAGGAAGTTCGCTAAAAGGAAAGGATACACCCTTTAAAATATCAGATAGTGTATGTAATGCTTGTGTGGTTAATTATGCTGCTGCCGGTATTCCATTCTTTTTTGAGAATAATCACCCGTTTGAAGTTAAGATGACCCTTACATTTACAGAAACAATAATTATGACCAAAGAGATGGTCAGCAACGGATTTTAATGTCTTATTTTAGTTATTTACCAAAATTAGAATATAATATAACAAAAAGTAAATATTTTGAGACTTCAACTGCAGTTGATATATTTGTTAGAAATCTAATAAAGCAGAACGTTATAGATAAAGGCGTAACGTTTGATTTACATACTATCGGAGACGGCGAAAGACCGGATATAACATCATTCTTGATTTATGGAGATGTTAAATATGATTGGATTATATTTTTAGCAAATAGGATGTTTAATCCTTATTTTGATTGGCCTTTGAGTAGTCAAGATTTTAGAAAATTACTTCAAAGTAAATACGGCACAGCTGAACGCGCAAGAAAAGTTATTCATGAATATCATCAAATTATACAGCCAGCAACAGATTCCGTAAGAGAAATAAAAGTTGTAGTTGATAATGAAACATGGTCAACTTTAAATGATTCGGAAAGAAGTCGAATAACAAAATATGATTATGAATTTAAAATAAATGAAAGAAATAGACAAATTAAAATAATTGATAAACAATATATTGAAGGCATTTTTAAAGAAGCCCAATCAAAACGATATGGAACGTAAAGTATGGCAGGAAGAACAGATGCAGAAGGAACAGGGGAAGGATATGAATGGTTGCAAACAGATAGAACTCCCACAACATCACCGATAGAAGATGGAACCGCTACTCAGGGGTCACGGTCTCCCGGAGACTATAAGATTGAAAAGTTGGTTCTTTTGTCGCCTAATGTAGATGCCGCGATTGATTTAACTCCAACTTTTGATACTGTAACTATATATGAAGATATAAGTACACCTTATATATTAATGGATTTGTCTATAGTGGAATCATACGGACTAAGAGAATTGGTTCCTCTTATTGGTGAGGAATTTATTGAAATTGTGGCGGCTACTGCTGGTGTCACCGCTACTGCAGGTTCCCCAACAAGTAATAAATTTGATGGTATTATTCAGAAAGTTTTTAGAGTGACAAAAATGTCACCTATAGTATCATCATCTGAAAGAGTTAAAAATTATGTTTTACATTGTGTTTCTGTAGAAGCAATTATTAATGAAAAAACTAGAATAAGTAAGGGATATAGAAAAAGTTCAATTGATAATGTTATTAAGGACATTTATAAAAAAAATATTGTTAAGCCTTTGGAGACTGAGTATAATAGTTATGTTGGAAAAAGTAAAGTTAAACCATTAGTTATTGAACCAACTGAAGGTACTCATGATATTACGTTTCCTTTTAAAAAACCATTTGATATTTTTAATGATTTATCGGAAAAGGCTTTATCTCTTAATGAACCGGAAGAAGAAAATGTTGCGCAAGCACGTGGCGATGTTCCACCGGCACAACAAACAGGTGGTGCATTGTATATGTTTTATGAAACATTATCTAATTTTAGATTTGAAAGTTTAGAATCAATTTTTAAACGGGAACCTAAGCGACATATATATGCAAAGCCTAGCCCAATGTTAAACCCAGATGATATCGTAAATGGTTTTAATATTGCAGTAGAATATGAAATTGATGGACTCTTTGATATTGTTGATAACTTGCGCGCCGGTATGTATGCTTCAAAATTAATAACTCATGATATGACACGTATGCGATATGATATCACAGGTTATAGTTATATTATTAGAGATGATACGCCCCTTACATTACCTGAACCTGAAACGGGCGTAGAAACTGAAACACAATCCGGAGGTATAGAACCAGAGGCATCTATAAAGAAAATATCAGATTTAACTTTGTCATTGGCTAGATCTGGTGCTGCCGGTAAATTATGTACAGATAAAAATGATCTTTTACATGATAGTGATAATGGTGAACGTTGTAAAATAAAATTTATGGCAACAGATTTAAATCATGCTTATTTTTTTGAGGCAAATAGAAAAGCTGCTGATGGACCAAAAGAAAAGGGAATAAGAGAAAGTAATCTTGAAAGAAGAGTACAATTAAGAGATTCACAATTACAACAATTAGATAATATTAAAATTACACTTAAAATGTATGGTGATTCATCTTTAAGAGTTGGAGAAATTTTAAACTTTTATGCTCCTTCTCAAACTTTGCAAGAAGGAAAAGATCAAGAATCCGATGTATTTTTAAGTGGTAAATATATTATAACAAGAATTAAACATGTTATTAATGCTGAAAAGTATATGATGAATGTTCAATGTAGAAAAGATGCTTGGTATTCTGATCTACCAGCATTTGATCAAGCATTAAATGCATCTCGATTGCTCGGAACTACTTCTAAAGATGAAATAACAAACCAGAAATTAAACGTTAAAGCATCATCTACCACGGTAGATGCAGTCAATGCTCCAGATACAATAGGCATCTCATAGTATAAGGATTGAAAGATAATGGAAACTGATTTTATGGGCAAAGCTGGCTTTATTTGGGCCATCGGTGTTGTTGAAGATAGAAATGATCCTTTGTATCTGGGAAGATGTAAAGTAAGGTACTTAGGTTGGCATACTAGAGATAAACAAGAATTGCCAACAGTAGTATTACCTTGGTCATTTCCTTTAATGCCAATAACATCTGCTTCACAAACACAAGTTGGTACAAGCCCCACTGGTCCTGTTCCGGGAACTTGGGTTTTATCTTTTTTTAAAGACGGCGTAGATGCTACTGATCCAATTATGTTAGGAACATTGCCTGGTCGACCTGATAAAGCATGTGATCCTAAAGATGGTTTTAATGATCCCCGATATTGGCAGCCCAAACCATTTCAACTAGAAGAAGGAACCGGCGCGATTATTGAAGGATCAGTTGAATTTAAAGACGTGCCCCAATTTCCATTAAAATTGAATCGGGTTAGGGATAAGGGTGTTGAAATTACAGAACGTACTGATGATCCTGATAAACATAAAGATAAAGATATTTGGGAATTTTCTTATAACTTTCCTAATATAAGATTTTTAAATGAACCTACTACTCCTAGATTAGCTAGGGGTTTGCGGGATACATCAGCTAAAATTCTTAATAGAGTAAGACCCGGTCCTGGGCCTGCATCCATAATGGTTGAAGGTAGTGCAGAGTCTCCTTTACAAAATAGAAGAGATGTAAAGATGGGCAAATTTGGTATTAGGGCAAGTGATTATGCTGATAAGCCAACCTTCATGGAACCAGAGTCTGCATATGCCGCGCAGTATCCTTATAATCATGTTCATCAGACTGAAAGTGGACATGTTATAGAAATGGATGATACTCCAACTGCGGAAAGATTGTCTTGGACACATAGATCAGGTGCCTACCGAGAAATGGGACCAGCAGGTGATGTTGTAGATAAAGCAACCAGAGATGCGTGGTCCTGTGTTTTGAGAAACTCATATGAACAAATAAGTGGTAATAAATTTTCTTCGATAGATTATGGATATGAATTAGCTGTGGCCGCTACAGGAGGAAAAGAAGATTATTGGCTTAGAGTATGTGGTACTGGTGATGTTCATTTAGAGGCCGAAGAAGGTAACATTGAAATGTATACTAAAAACGGCGTAACTTTTATAAATGCGAAGCGAATTGAATTTAATGCTAAAGAATATATTAAAATGTCTGCTCCGCGAATTCAACAAACAAAATTTCCACGGAACAATCCGAGTTTAAATCCATCAGAAGCGGGAGATAAATCAGGACAGGAAGTCGAGGTAGCAGGAAATCAAGCGGAAAATGTTGGAGGTGCAAAAACAGTAAATGCTGGTCAAATTGGACTGAATACAATGGGACCTTTTACTACATCATGTCAAAGTGAAGGGAAGAATATTTCTCATAGTTCAGAAACAAACGTTACAGGATTAAATATTCTTTTAGGTCAAGGTTCAGCCGGCTGGAGTACTGCAGTTCAAAATGGAATTATTAATTTAAGAAGCGCAGACGCCAAAGCTGGAACAGGTGGAATTTTGCTTCATTTAAATGAATTACCAGTTTCCAGTCCGTCATCAGCAAAGTCATCAGCGGTTGGTTATTTGTCTATTCTGCCACAAAATCCAATCTCAGCAGATATTGAATTAGCTTCGACATTTGGTAACATTACTATGAAAAATAAATTCGGTGAAATAACATTAGGAGAAGCCCCATTGGGAACCGGAGGAAATCTAAAACTAGAGTCAAATGGTATAGGCGCTGAGTTATTGATTAAAACACCGATGGCAGAAATAAGTTTTGATAAAATGGGTTTGATTAGTATCAAAAATGAGGTAACTTCTTTAACGAAT